TGCCAGTATTAGGTGACGATAAAACAATGAAAAAATTAGGTTACAAAAAGGTTAAAACTAATGGTAAAATTACCTATGTAAAAGACGTAACAGCTAAGAAAATTAATAAAAATAATAAAGGAGCTTTTGTTGCAGGTGCTATAGGAGCTGGTTTAGGAATGGGAGCTGGTTCTAAATTTAAATCAAAAGTTCAACCACCAAAAGGAGAGGTTGTAAAAGGTAATACTGATTCATTAACTGGTAAAATTGTGCCTCCAAAAAAATCAGTTAAAGAAAAAAAAGCTATTAAAAGACAAGCTATAGAAAAAATGGAGAAAAGTTTAATTGGTGCTAGTAAAGACTTTAAAAAACAACAAAAACAAAAATCAAAAAAAACTGGTGCTATAACTGATAAAGAGTTAAAACTATTAAAANCNAAAAAAACTGGTGGCATGAATTTATCACCAAAAGCTGATTTAGATGGTGATGGTAAGTTTAGTGAATATGAAAAAACAAGAGGTAGTGCTATACAAAAAGCTATGAACGAAAAACCAAAACAAGCTTTTCTTGGAGCTTTTACTAATGTAATGGATAACCCTGTTATCAAACAAGGTTTCAGTAGAATGAAAAAAGAAGCAGATAGAAAAGAAAAAGAAGAAAAAATGTATCTTGAACAAAAAGCTAGATATAAAAAACCAATACAAGCAAATGAAGGAACATTTGTACGAGGTACAGGAATAGCTATCAAAGGAACTAAATTCAAAGGTGTATTTTAGGATAAATAATGGCAACTTCTGGAACAACATCATTTGATTTAGATATAGTAGATATCATCGAAGAAGCGTATGAAAGATGTGGTGTAAGAACTAACTCTGGACAAGATTTAAAATCAGCTAGAAGAAGTTTGGATATCATGTTTTCTGAGTGGGGTAACAGAGGTGTACACTTATGGAAGGTTGAATTAAAAGAACAACAGTTAACTGCTGGTACATCAACTTATGATGCACCTTCAAATGCCAACGATGTTTTAGAAGCTTATGTTAGTACAACTACTGGTACAACTACTTCTACAAACGATGTATCTTTAACAAAAATAAGTAGAAGTGAATACGCAGCTTTACCAAATAAAGGATCACAAGGACAACCTAGTCAATATTATGTGGATAGACAAACCACTCCTAANATAACTTTATATCAATCACCAGATGCAAGTACATACACATATTTAAAATATTATTACTTAAAAAGAATAGAAGACTCTGGAGCTTATACCAATCAAGCTGATGTAGTCTTTAGATTTATACCATGTATGGTTTCTGGTCTTGCCTATTATTTAAGTATGAAAAAAAACCCTAACCTAGTACAACAGAATAAATTATTGTACGAAGATGAATTGCAAAGAGCTTTGACAGAAGATGGACAAAGAACTTCTGTTTATATAACACCCTCAAACTTTTTTCCACAAGGATAAATCATGGCATACGCAAGAGGTAAATATGCAAAAGCAATTTCAGATAGGTCTGGTATGGCTTTTCCATATAATGAAATGGTTAAAGAATGGAATGGTTCTTTTGTACACCGTTCTGAGTTTGAAACAAAACACCCACAAATAAAAAGAAAACATATAAAAGGTGATGCTATTGCTTTAGCAAATGCTAGACCTAGACCTCCAGAAAACCAAAAGCAATTTTTATTATACATAAGTAGTGGATTTTTTGCAGAAACTGGAGATAGTGGAATAAATAGTGGAGCTAGAATGACTGTAGCAGATAGTAATGATATTCTTGGAACAAAACTAACTTCTTTAGAAGCAACAACTTCTGTAGGAACTAATTTTACTGTGGTGATATCATGAGTATAACACATTCAAATTTTTTAACACAAGTAAGAAGTTATACAGAAGTAGATTCTAATGTTTTAACAGATACTTTAATAGATCAATTTATAAGAAACACAGAATTAGATATAGCTAATAAAGTAGACTATGATGCTAATAGGGAATATGCAATAACTTTAAATTCAGGCACACAAAGATATTTAAATGTTCCTGATGATTGTTTATTAGTTCGTTCTGTACAAATATTTGTAAGTGGCACAAGAGATTTTTTAGAAAAAAGAGATACTTCTTTTATTGCTGAATTTAACCCAACAAATGCTACTGGTCAACCTAGATATTATGCTAATTGGGATGATAAAAATTTATTATTAGCTCCTCAACCAGATATAAATTATGAAGTGCAACTTAACTACATAAAAGATCCAGAACATTTTGATTCATCAACAGAAACCTTTTTATCAAAACACCAAGAAGCTTTATTATTACATGGAGTATTAACTGAATGTTTTAGTTATTTAAAAGGTCCAACTGATATGTACAACTTGTATAAAACAAAGTATACTGAAGAGATACAAGACTTTGCGTTGCAACAAATGGGTAGAAGAAGAAGAGATGAATATGAGGATGGAGTTCCAAGATTAAAAGTAACTTCTCCTTCACCTTAATTTTTAAAGGAGTAAAATATGGCAATAACAACAAGTGTGGTATGTAATGTATTTAAAACAGACGTTCTAAAAGGAGTGCATGATTTTACAGCAGCACCTACTGGAAATAGTTTTAAATTAAGTATGTATACATCAAGTGCAACTCTTGGTAAATCAACAACTTCTTTCACAACAGACAATCAAGTGTCTTCACCTTCTGGTTATAGTTCAGGTGGTAAAGCTTTAGTATCTACAACTCCAGCTTTGAGTACAGATACTGCTGTTTGTGATTTTGCTGATTTATCTTTTGTAGGTGTTACACTTACAGCAAGAGGTGCTTTAATTTATAACGACACAGCTTCTGGTGATCCAGCAGTTGCAGTTTTAGATTTTGGTGGAGATAAAACAGCTACTTCAGGTACATTTACAATACAGTTTCCAACTGCTGACGCATCAAATGCTATTTTAAGAATAGCTTAAATAAAAGGAGCTTGGTTCGGTGACTACTAGAACAATTACAGTTACGGTATCCAATCCAGGTTCTGGAAATAAGTATTTTTTAGACGGTGTTCAACAAGCTACTATTGTATTAGCTGAAGGAGGTACTTATGTTTTTGATCAAGCTGATAGCTCTAATGAATACCATCCTCTTAGGTTTTCTACTACTTCAGATGGTACTCATAATAGTGGAAGTGAGTACACTACTGGTGTAACTACAAGTGGAACACCAGGTGAATCTGGTGCTAAAACAACTATCGTAGTTGCATCTTCTGCTCCAGTTCTTTATTACTATTGTTCTAATCATTCTGGTATGGGTGGCACAGCTAATACCGAAACAGCTTCTACATGGGGTTTGCTATCATGGAGTGAAGGTAATTGGGGAGAACAAAATAATGTAGATTTATCCGTAACTGGATTAAACACGACATCCTCTATAGGTACACCAACAATTGATGCAGAAATTGGTTTAGGTTGGGGTAGAAATTCTTGGGGTTTACTTAACTGGGGTCAAAATGTAGGAGGAGCTGAAGTATCACCAACTGGATTAAGTGTCTCTAGTACAGTTGGATCTGTTACTCCTGTTGGAGAGATAAACAGTGGTTGGGGTCGTGGCTCTTGGGGTAATAGAGCATGGGATGCTGCTTATTCAGTAGCAGTATCTGGTGTTGTTGGAACAACATCTATTGGAACAGCTACAGCAAAAGCAGACGTTACTATATCTGTAACTGGTGTAGCGACAACTTCTTCTATAGGAGGAAACACTACAACAGCCTCTGTATCTTTAGCAGTATCTGGTTTACCTATAACAAGTTCTTTAGGAACAGTTGATTTTGATGGAGATGCAACTGTAGGAATTACTGGTGTAGCTATGACATCATCGACAGGTACACCAATTATTGCACCTCTTACATTAGTAAATGTTACTGGAGTATCAGCGACAACATCTATTGGAAGTGTATCTTTTTCAATAACAGGATCTACAAGTGTAACTGGTGTTGCAGTAAATGGAGCAATAGGTTCTATAGTTCCTATATCTACTTATGGTGTAACTGGTGTTTCACTTACATCAACAGCAGTTGCTCCAACAGAAGTAACAGGCACTGGCTTAATAGATGATGTTTCTGGAGTAGTCTTGACGAGTTCTGTTGGAAGTGTAATAATAATAGCATGGAACAAAGTTGATACTGGTACACCAGTCACTTGGTCTCAAATAACAACAGCGGCATAATAAAGGGATAAAATATGGCATCAACATACTCATCAGATTTAAAACTCGAACTCATGGCTACTGGTGAAAACGCTGGTACATGGGGAACAAAAACAAATACAAATTTAAATTTAGTACAACAAGCAATAGGTGGCTTTGAACAAGTAAGTGTAAGTAGTGGAGCAACTGTTGCTTTAGCTATGTCAAATGCTTCAATATCTAATGCAAGAAATATGGTTATAAAGGTAGCTTCTGTTACCCTATCAGGAGCTACTGTAGTAACTGTTCCAGACAGTATAGAAAAAATGTATATTTTTGATATAACAGCAGTAACTAATCCTACAAACTTAACAATAAAAACAGCAAGTGGTTCTGGTTTTGTAACCGACCAA